TCTTTACAGCCAGTTTTTTCAAGATCTTCTTGCAATAAGTTTCGCACATATTCAGCATCACTAGGATCCTGGTCTAAATAATCATCCTGTATATCAAACCATTTTCCCCTGCCAAATGTTGCTTCCTCGAGTTCGGCAACAGATGATTCAACCGCTTGTTGTAACGCAGGTGATATAAGTTTTGATCGTTCATTTGCTCTTGTTTTATCTTCAGCAGACCAAATGCCTCTCCACAATCTGTAATATTCATCCCACATAGGAATGTAATTAATATTTCTGTGAGTTCTCCACCCGTCAAGACGATAATTTAACCAACTTGCTAATGCTTGATATTTATTTTCTTGATTATTCATATTATTTCATGCAGACCTCTAGTAATAGTAGCCGATTTTAACAGTTATCATTCTCAATTGCAAGTGATAATCGTTATCATTTAGTGTATTGACCGATTTACTTCTTCAACTGCAATTAAACCATCTACTAACATTTTGCAAATTGTTAAATCAACCATTTCTTCTCTTTCTGTTATATCTTCAGGTATATCTTTTGTTAAGTTACTAATAATCTGACAAGCAACAATGTATCTTTCTGCTAAAGTTGTGTCATCTGCACTATATTGCAGCAACTCTATCATTTCTTGCTCAGTCATATCTTCTTCAAATATGTCTTTAATATCCAGCGACATCATCTAGTGCCTCCCAATCATCTGCCAATTCAATAGAGTGTGCGAAGTCTGCTACTGATACCTGGTCTATATAGGCCAAAGCATCAAGTTGATCGTCATGTGCTAAGTGATTTGGAAAGTCATTTAGCTGCCCTAAAAACTCTTTCCAATCTTTTTTATTATTAAAGCTAACCTGGCCATGTTCCATTCGACCTTGTAAAGCCCAAGTTATGCGTTCTGTTTTCTTTTTTCCACCATGGCGTAATTCAACAATTGTTACCCATCGTCCAGCAATACGCATTTCATCTTCCAAGTAAGGTAATATAGCGTTTCGCAACGACCCTGTTTCGATCCCTACAGTAGCTGCTTCTACCTTCATCGCAGATGAAAGAATTTTTTTTGCAGTTTCTTTTACATTCCAGCGACCATGTAGTATGTCTTTGACCCACCACTTATCACGATCTATTTTGACAATCGCAATAGCCGTTTCGTCTAATCTTGATCTTTTTAAATTACGCTCTTTTTCTATAGACTCAAATCCAGCAGGGTCGACTGCTATAACATATGATCCTTCTTCTGGCTCTTCAGATTTTTCAAACCACTCTTCTTTAAATATGCCGCCAGAGTTAGTTTCAAACGATGCCTCAAATTCTTGCCTAAATGACATAGATGACATGGTTTTACTGGCAGCCTTTATTTCTGTTTCTGGTATAAATGGATTGTCGGTTGATGTAAATTGAAACGCATCCCAATCGTCATCTTCAAACGCATCTATATACAAATCATAGAAATGATTTTTACCAGCAGGTGTACCAATAAATAAAGCACCACCTTGCACATCTGAAAGTGTAGGCCTTATGATCTGTTCCCAAACTTGTGGCTTCATTGAAGCGTATTCGTCAAGCACACAAAATGCCAAGCCAACGCCGCGGAGCGTATCGGGCCGATCGCTGCCCTTTAAATAGATTTTTCTTCCATTGATCAGGGTGAGTACTGCGGTATTCTCATGGGCCTGTGCTATTAAGTCTTTACCTAACTCTTTTAACATTGCCCACATAATGTCTTTTGATTGCTGAAAAGTAGGCCCTACATAAAACACATCTTTAGATTCGCTTTGTATAGCGTTAATGAGTAATAACCAAGCAGAAAGGTAGGACTTTCCAAATCGTCTTCCAGCAGCGACTATTTTAAATCGTTTTTTAGAATTAAAGATCTGCAGCTGTGCTGGATGCAAATCAATGTTTAGTTCAGACATTCTTTCCTACATTTACAATAACTTCATCGTCAGTCTTTTCTTCTGGCTCCACTAACTCAGCTTCGTCATATTCACTAGCTTTTTGTTTTATTGACTCAATAGAAGCCACATTTATAATGACCTGGGCATCATTTTTAACTCTATTAGGATCAACTGCCTTTTGTACAGGTAAAATTCTATCCATACACATCTTTAAACAATGCACATCACCTTCTTTTGCTTTTGCTAATACCGTTGCTACAATCTCTACAGCGTTCTCATTCATGAGTTCTCTAGACAGAGCCGCATATTTATTCATTGTACCTTTGGGTTTACCTGCAGGATTTAAGGATGGCATCCCTTTATAAAAGTTAGGATTACCTCTTTTCTTAGGTTTATCCTCTTTATCTTCAAAAGGTGTCTGAGGTGCTAAAGGCGGTGGTCTTTCTGACATATTAAATGCAAATGATAATTATTCTCAGTTAAGTATAACACTTAATAGTAGATTGTACGAGTTTTTTTGAAATTTCGTTTTTTGTGGTTGTGTGAATATACCCGTAACAAAATATTTTTTATAGCTGGGTGGGCCCCTATAATTTTACTGTGAGTAAAAAAAGTTGACTGGCAGGAAAAAACTGAGCTGATCCGAAATTTATTAAGAATAAATAATATTTACTGTTAGGAAAACCATAAAACTATAAAAATAATATTAAATATTAGAATTTAAATATAAAAATGTAGGGTAATAAATATTTTTAATGTATTTGAATCAATAACAGATCTAAAACCAATATAAAACTAATCTAGTTTTAAAGGCTTATATTTTAGATTTAAAGGGTATTAAATTTATTAGATAAGTATTACTATTAAGATAATAAAAAAGCCCAATTAAAAGGGCTTTTGTTTATCGCTGTTAGGTTGTAAAGTATTACCGATTGTATATTAATTTTAATTCCGTATCAATAGAATTATACAAATAAAAAAAGGGCTTAATTAAAAGCCCTTTATTTTAGATCTATTACTATTTATTGAAAGTTAATTATTATCCTTTAATGATTTAAATAACTAATGTTTTGAATAGAACCATCCCAACACTTGCGACAGTTTCCACAATGACCGAAGTCAAATAATTGTTTATCTTTTTTTGTGTAATTGTCAAACTGTTTTTGAGTGTGTACCTTGTAATTTTTATCTGTTAAATATGCTTTACAAGTTCGCTTATTAATATCAGTTGTTACAGTTGATGTATTCTTATAAATAGGTGCTTTACCATCTATAAAAGAACCACTTAAACGGATAATTAAATTTTTAGGGATATCACCTTTATAGTTATTAATAAACTTGCTTTCCTTTGTCGGCAACCAATGTTTAATATTAGGCGTTTGTTTTGCTATTTGGACAATTTTATCCAAATGTTTAAAACTTTGTAAATCCCCGCTATCATGCCACCGAAATAAACCACTATTAACAACCTGTTTTTGATGTTTCATTATATAAACCATAGCATTAACCCAGTCTTTAGAAAATATAGCCTTTAATCGCTTATTTTGGGCATTCTCAATGTTTTTTGCATATCTTATATAGTTACCTTTTAAAGCATAACAATCCGAACAAACAGAATTTTTAATTTTTCTTAATTTACTTCCAGTTATACAATCCTTTGCAGATATTGAATAACTAATTGTCGGCATTTTAGATGTAACCGTATAACCGCCAATTATTTCAGTAGCTTGTTTTAATGTTTTAATTGGTATTGTTAAGTTATTTTGTATATTCATTTTTTAACCTCTATAAGTTTAATTTGTTTATTAATATAATCGCTAACCCTTGACCACATAAACGGGTCAATACATCTTTTTTGATTAAGTTTATTATTAACAAAACTTTGTAAAAATTTAAGTGTTATTAGATCCATTATTTAACCTCCCTTTTTTTAATTCCCAAAGTTTTCATATATATAGGAAAAAATATCATTGAAAAAATTGCAAATGAAAAAAGTATTCCAAAAAAGAATACTAATAAATGAAGTACTACAGTATTAAAAATTAATTCCATTATTGCACCTCTATATATTTTGTGTTTGTTTGATCTGGAAACATAAGCAAATTGATTTTAAAAATTTCGCCTTTAATTTCAGCTTTTAAAATATGCTCTCTAAAAACTGAATAACCTTTTTTATCATTTTCTAACATGTTTGGAAAATCTTCTTTAATTTCATATTCACTTAATGGAATTTTTATAAATATATTTTGCATTTTTATACCTCTAAAAGTTTTAATGAATATAAGGAAACATTCATTTTTTTAAGTTTGTTGTAAATTGGTTTTAGTGTTGCTCCGCTATGAATTGCAATACCATTAAAACACAAAAAAAACTTATGTTTTTGAGTATAAGTTTTGCTATAAATAATATCAATACTGTCAGTATCTGTATACATCTCTATGAAATCATTTGTTTTTAAATAATTTTCAATTTCAGATTTTGTCATTTTTATACCTCTTTTAGTTATTGTCAAAATTGACATAAATAATAATACAGTAAAAAAATCCCTATAAAGCCTTTTATATACTTTTGAAACACCAAAGTATTTATGATTAGATCTAACAATTTTTTTAATTGTTAACTGTAAGTTTTAAATTTACAGGATCAGAAAATTTCCAATCAAAAACTAACTGGATTACTTTAAATAGTAGTTTGTACAATAGCAATTTGTACAATAGCAATTTGTACAACAAAACTGCTACAGGCCTTGCCAGGATTGGGCAGCAGTCATTTAACCTATGGTTAAAAACTCTATAACCTATGGTTATTAATTTATTGTTCTACACTTTAGGTTTGCTTTTTTGATCAACATAATTTATACTTAACACATCCCAATAAACTGTTGGGTGTTAACTAAGAGGAAAAAATTATGAAAACTAAATATAACATTACAGAAATAAACCCAAAAACTATTAAGCAAGTTCGCCAGATGATTAAAGATTCATTGTCAGTCATTATGGAAGATAACAACCTAAGATTTGAATTAGGTAATGCGACTTATGATGAAGACTCATTTAAGTTTACTGGTTTCAGAATCTCACTTGCTGATGCTTTGACTCCAGAGCAAAAAGATCTAAAAGAAATTATAGCTATGAGAAAAAAAGCTGATTTCTATAAA